AGGTGATGCTGACAGAGCACAGGTATGGAAATCTCCATCCTATGGAAAGTTAGACTTACATCTATCTTACAAACTACCAGAGGTTGCTGGTTTAGATATGACACTAAGTGGTCATATATTTAATGCTCTTGATAATGTATACGTTCAAGATGCTGTTGACAATAGTAAATATAATGGGTATGGTGACAAAGTTCACGCTGCTCATAACGCTGAAGTCTTTTTGGGTACACCAAGAAGTTTCAACGTAGGACTATCTGTCAATTTCTAAAAGGTAAATTTAGGGGGGTTGAAATATATCCCCCTTTTTTATCAAAAAAAGCTTGACACGTATAGTGTTTTGTTGTTATATTTACATATCGAAAATGGGGATTTTACAATCATTTTGAAAAGTAATAAAATATTATATTCAGTAGGTAAGAATGATGAGTGTTATACACCAGATTATGGTGTAAAACCTATCTTAGAGTTTATACCAAAGGATGCTATTGTTTGGTGTCCATTTGATAAAACAGATAGTGAGTTTGTAAAACAAATCTCTGAGAAGAATGAAGTTGTGTGGTCACATATTGATAACGGACAAGATTTCTTTCATTATGAACCTCGTAAATGGGATGTGATTGTTTCAAATCCACCATTTACAAATAAGAGAAAATATTTTGAAAGAGCGATATCATTAAATAAACCATTTGCTTTGATTATGTCAAACACTTGGTTGAATGATGCAGCACCAAAACAAATTTTCAGACAAAAAGATTTACAACTTTTAATGTTTGATAAAAGAATGAAGTTTATATCACCTGATGGTAGAGATAATAATAAGATTACATTCAGTAGTAGTTATTACTGTTGGAATTTTTTACCAAAACAAATAATAATGAGAGAATTATAGTTGTACCAAAATATATTTTACGACAGAAGATTAAATACAATGCATGTTTGGGATGATAAGTTCGGTCATCAAACATTCAGATATAAAAAGTATGCTTATAAGAAAAGTTCAGCTGGAACATATATTTCTTTATATGGGGATAGATTAAAACGTGTAACTAGTTGGGAAAAAGATGAAGTTGATTTATTTGAATCTGATGTTAATCCTGAGATTAGAGTCTTGGTAGATAATTACACCACTTCAGATGAAGTATCAATTAATCATAGAGTTATGATATTTGATATCGAGGTAGAAGTTACAGATGGGTTTCCTAGTATTAAGAAAGCAGAGAATACAATTACTTCGATTGGATTTAACGATCCTGTTACAGACGAATATTTCTGTTATGTTTTAGATGTAAACGATAAATTAAATCTTGGTGAATCTAGAACCACAATAAATGGTGACGAAACCATTGTATCTTTTCCCGATGAGTATGATTTATTAAATGCTTTCTTTAGAAAGTATATGGAAATAAGACCAACGATACTAACAGGTTGGAACGTAGAATTTTTTGATATACCATATCTTTACAACCGAGCTTGTAATGTTGTTGGACAGAATGTTGCAAATGTATTGTCACCAATTCTTAATGTTCAATGGAGTGATTTTGGTACTGGTAAGTATAAGATAGCTGGAGTAAGTACATTAGATTACTTACAATTATATAAAAAGTTTACATTTAGTCAACGTTCATCTTATAGACTTGATGCTATTGGTGAGTTTGAAGTTGGTGAAAAGAAGGTAGAGTATGAAGGCACACTCAATGACTTGTATGAAAATGATTTAGAAAAGTTTGTTCAGTATAACATTCAAGACGTTAAGTTAGTTAAGAAGTTAGATGATAAATTGGACTTCATAGAAATAGCTCGTGGTATAGCACATCTAGGACATTGTTCGTATGAAGATGTGTTTATGAGTTCAAGGTATCTTGAGGGTGCAATACTAACTTATTTAAAAAAGAAAGAGATTGTAGCACCAAACAAACCAAAAAGACCAAAGGTATTATCAGAAGACAAATTTGTTGGTGCTTATGTACAGGATCCACAGAAAGGAAAACATGATTGGGTATATGATTTAGATATTACTTCTATGTATCCATCGTGTATTATGTCATTGAATATATCACCAGAGACAAAGATAGGTAAAATTGTTGGGTGGAATCCTGAAGAGTTTCTATCTAAGAATAATAAAAAAACTTATACGATTGAACAAGATGGTAAAGAGATGGGTAGGTTTACAGAAACAGAATTAGGTAACTTTTTAGATGGTCGTGATGTTGGTGTTGCTTCTAATGGTGTTATGTACAGAACTGATAAAGATGGATTACTACCAGCTCTACTTAGAAAGTGGTTTGATGAAAGGGTTGAGTATAGAAAATTATCAAAGAAGTTTCATGAACAAGGTGATAAAGAACAATCTGGTTATTTTGATAGAAGACAATACCTACAAAAGATTTTATTAAACTCGTTATATGGTGTGTTAGGGTTATCAGTATTTAGATTTTATGATTTAGATAATGCTGAAGCAGTAACAAAGACAGGTCAATCCCTAATTAAATTTACTAAGAAGATTGCAAATAACTTCTATAATAAAGAACTTGGTGACCAAAAAGATTATTGTATTTATATTGATACTGATTCTGTATTTTATTCTGCAACACCAATTGTTCAGAAAAGATTTCCCGGTTTTGATATCAAAGACGAGGACAAGATGTCAAAAGCAATATTAACTATAGCTGATGAAGTTCAAATATATTTAAATACTGCTTATGATTACTTTGCTAAGAAGTTCTGTAATATAACAAAACATAGATTTGATATTAAACAAGAGGTTATAGCAAAGAGTGGATTGTTCGTAACAAAGAAAAGATACGGACTAAAGATTATCAATGATAATGGTAAAAAAGTAAACAAGATGATGGTCAAAGGATTGGATACAGTTCGTTCTAGTTTCCCTACAGCAATGAGAGATATGTTAAGTAAATTGTTAGAAGATATTCTAATGGATGTACCAAAAGATAAACTAGATAAGTTTATATTAAATTTTAAAAATAGTATGAGATTGATGGATGTAGATAAGATAGCAATACCAACTGGTGTTAAGAATATAAAGAAGTACATCGAAAAAGGTAGAAGACCATTTGCACCATATCAAAAAGGAACACCAGTTCATGTAAAGTCTGCTATTGCTTATAATGATTTACTACAACATTACAATCAAGACAAAAGATATGAAAAGATATCTGATGGTAGTAAAGTGAAATGGGTGTATCTAAAAAATAATAGTTTAGGGTTAGACACCGTTGCATACAAAGGGTATGAAGATCCGTTAGAAATACTTAAATTTATTAGAGATAATATAAATCCAAGTAAACTTTATAAACAAGCATTGGAGAAAAAAATAATGATGTTTTATGAAGCATTGGGTTGGGATGAACCAACAGATGCTACAAAAACTATAGAAAGATTTTTTTGATTTTGAACAAACTAACTTATATATATGTATATATAGTTATTAAATTAAGGAGTTATAATGAATAAAAAAAGAATAGTTCGTTTTATAGACAAATACTATCTAAGTGGAACTGTTAATTCTGTAATATTAAAAAGTGAGTCAGACAAACTAACCACTAGATTTATATCTGGTGATAAGACTTTGTTAGGTGAGCTTGTTATGGATAAGTCACAGATGGAAGATTGTGAGATAGGTGTTTATAATACAGAACAACTAACAAAACTATTATCAGTTTTAGATGATGATATTAACGTATCTGTTAATAAGGCTGGTGGTAAATCTATTTCACTAAAAGTGTCTGATGCACATTCTACAATTAACTATATGTTGAGTGATGTTTCAGTAATAAATAAACCACCACAACTAAAACAAATACCAGAATTTCATTTAGAAATTGATGTGACACCACAATTTATTAGTAAGTTCATTGCTGGTAAAGGTGCTTTATCTGATACAGATAACTTCACAGTAATTACAGATGGAACTGATACTAAGTTGGTTATTGGACATTCTTCAGTAAATACAAACAGAGTAACAATACCAGTTACCACTACAAAATCTAGTAGTATCGAAAACGTATCTTTCAATGCAAACATCTTCAAAGAAGTATTGAGTGCAAACAAAGAATGTGAGAGTGCTAAGTTTGAAGTTAGTGGTGATGGACTATCTCGTATATCTTTTAAGGTAGATGATTACATTTCAACTTATTATTTAGTACCAGTACAAGACGTTGATTAATGTATCTTTCGTATTTTGACAAGTTCTATAATATGAAACCTTATCTCTCAATCGATGAAAAAGAATGGGAGTATATAAAAGATACATTTGATAAGGAAGATGTGAAGGAGAGTCTAGCTAAAGTAGCAATGACTTATGAAATTCCTTATGCTGAGATGTCTGTAAAAGATGCTCATCGAGATTATCTTAAACTAAAGGGTATGAACCACAACGATGTCTTGGTGGATGGAGAATGGTTTGCTCGTGAAGGTACAGAGTATAGGTATGATTTAACTTTTGAAGGTAAACAACAATACTTCAAAAGAATCAATACTGGTAATAAAGCAAGTAACTACTTTCAACAAGTAAACCGATGGTCAGTAGATGGTTCGGTATCACCAGGTCCTCAGAGAACTTGGGAGTCTGAAAAATTCATGACATCGTTAATGGGTTCAGCGTATTCATTAAAGTTACCTAAGATAAATCGTAATGTTTTAAGAACTATGATAGGTTTAAGAAAGTATATATGTGCTCAGTTTAAACCTAATGTTGCAAAAGTATTATATGATAAGTTAGGTAGTGAAAACATATTAGACTTTAGTGCTGGTTGGGGAGATAGATTAGCTGGATTTTATGCAAGTGAAACATCTGAGTATTATGTTGGTATCGATCCTAGAAAAGAAAATCATCCAATCTACGAAGAACAAGCAGAGTTTTATCATAAACATATGACTGTATTTGAAGTTCAAAAGAAATGTGATTTCATAGAATCACCTGCAGAAGAAGTTGACTTTATGGGATATAAAGATTTTTTTGATACTGTATTTACATCACCACCATATTTTAATGTGGAAAGATATAGTTATGACGAAACACAAAGTTGGGTTAGACATAAAGAGATAAATGAATGGAACGAGAACTTTCTACAGAAGACTTTGAAAAATTTATGGTGTTCTGTAAAAAGTGGTGGATACTTATTAGTGAACATTTCAGATGTTTATTCTAACTCGAAATGGTCAACTGATAGAGGTTGGTTAGAGATTTGTAATCCTATGAATGATTTCTTATCAACATTTACTGATTCAGAATATCAAGGTTGTATTGGAATGGAACTAGCAAAACGACCAAATAGTGGTGGAGCTGGTACAGCCAAATCAGATGAATATTCAGAAGAATCTTTGAAGAAAGCAAAAGAAACTAAAGACAAAACATTTTGTGAACCAATTTGGATATGGAGAAAAATTTGAGTAATACATTATGGGTAGAGAAGTATCGGCCTAGTAACCTAGATACTTACATTGGGAACGACCATCTCAAGGAAAAAGTATCTGTTTATCTAGAGAGTGGAGACTTACCACACCTTTTATTATATGGTAAGGCTGGTACAGGTAAGACCACTCTCGCTAAAATACTAGTCAAGAACATTGAATGTGATTATCTTTACATCAATGCTTCTGATGAAAACAATGTGGATACCGTTAGAAACAAGGTCAAGAACTTTGCTTCCACTATGGGTTTTAAGGACTATAAGATAATAATCTTAGATGAGTGTGATTACATTACACCAAATGCACAAGCTGCTCTTCGTAATCTTATGGAGACATTCTCTAAACATTGTAGATTTATTCTAACTTGTAATTTTGTAGAAAGAATAATTGACCCGATACAATCTCGTTGTCAATCGTTTCAGATAATACCACCATCAAAAAAAGAAGTTGCTAAACATGTTCATGGTATCTTACTAAAAGAAAATGTTATGTCAAACATGGAAGACTTAAAGGTTCTAATTGATAGTGGTTATCCTGATATTCGTAGAGTTATTAATGTAGCACAACGAAATGTTGTCAAGAATAAACTAAAGTTAGACACTACAAGTATCATACAGAATGATTACAAGTTAAAGTTGTTAAAGATATTAAAGACACAAGATAAAAAGACAGCTTTCAAAGACATCAGACAACTATTATTAGACAATAAGATTACAGACTTCGCTGATTTATTTAGATTATTATATGATAAAGTAGATGATTGGGGTAAAGGTCATGTTGCAGAGTGTATCTTGATTATTGCAAAGTATGAGTTATCAGATAGTCAAGTAGTTGACAAGGAAATAAATGCTATGGCTATGTTAATAGAATTATTAGGAGTGATAAAATGAGTACAAAACCAATGAAACCAATAAAACCACCAAAAAAAGAAATACATTTTGAGGATACAGAATCCATAAAATGTGATGAGTGTGGTAACTATTCTTTTATTAAGTCTTACTTTATAAGAAGAATATCACCAATTGTATCACCAACTGGTCAAGAGGCGATGATACCAATTGAAGTGTTCAGTTGTGGTAATTGTGGTAAAGTACCAGACTCAATGATGCCTAAAAATGACAGTTAAAAAGAAAAGTCTGTTCGACCACATAAATCAGATAACATCAGTTCAGAATCCTAATTATTGGGATGAGATATCTGATGAGGATAAAAAATCTTGGTCAAATTATATGGTAAACAGATTTCTATCCATGAAGCCAGAGTGGATGGGTTTAGTAAATGAATTACAAAAATATAACTTAGAACCAAAAGAGTTATATAAACTATATACCAATGTTTTACCAAAGGGTAAACAATGGTTAAAATACGTAAAGGGGAAAAATGATATGAGTTATCCAGAATGGTTAGTTAATATTGTCAGAAACAATGATGAGTGTAGTAGAAAAGAAGCTGTAGAAGCTATAGATATGTTGATGCTTACAGAAGGTGGTATGATGGAACTAGGTGAGTTAGGTAGAAAATGGGGAATAGAAGAAAGACGAATTAAAGAAGCAGGTCTTAATGTTGTTGGTAGTATTAATGACGGAAATTTATAAAAAAACTCTTGACTTATATACGCTTTTTTGTGTATATTTAACTGTAAATTGGAGAGATATATGAAGGTTATAAACGATACACCTAAAGGAACTCCTAAAGAGGATAAAGATGTTATCTCGTATATGGAAAAAAAATATCCTAATATGACATCTGA